GGGAGCGTTTTAGACATGGCATCCCACTTCCATGCATCTTCTACCTGTCGCTTGGCATCATTCACAAACTTGCCAATGAGGGTGGAATAGGATGTAGACGAGACCGAAGTGACCTGCGATTCCCGCAGCCGGATAAGGACATTGTTGACAAGTTCTAAAAAAGTCATTGTTCTTGCTCCTGCGTTGTTGTTTCGTCCATGCCCTTGTAAGACCTGACCGCGCCTGACTTAACGTCTTGCATCAGCATGTCAGTGAAATTCAACCCTGCTCTCTTGCCGTAGGCTTCTACGTCCTTCGCCATCTTTTGAAGGTCGATCTGCTCAACCCTTGGCTGAACCGCTTTGAACAATAATGCAGCCTCCTTTGGGTCAAGCAGGATGCGCTTCATATCTTTATCGACAGATTCATTAACCCTGCGATTAAGGAACTTGCTCATCAGGGAAGTGAAAGCGTAAAAGTTGCTCATTACAGGATTCGTAATGCGGGAAATAATCATCTCAGGAGGCGCACCAACAAGTTCCTCAATCCTGCTTTTTGGAATTGAACTCAAGTTTGCCGAAACCGCACTAGGGTCATGCGTAATCCGATCAGCAATCACGGATAGTTGCCGCACCTTGTCGGCGTAAGTAGGGCCAAAGACACGATTGAACGCACGAGCCTTAGTTCTATCATTCAGCAATTCGATAGGCTTGCCACTAGAAAGCAAATCGTCAAGCATGAAAGAGCGGATTGCCTTCAGGTTGTCTGGGTTCGCCCCATGCTGCTTCATAAACTTCTCAGTGAAATCTGCTGAACCGTATATGCTATTTACGATGGACTGTGCATTTTTGCCTTCAAGTTTGAGAATTCTAGCTTCTGCGGCCTTCACAAACTTGTCGCCTAGTGCCGACTTTTGATTCATCAACTCCTTAACGTCACTAGATGCCTTCACAACTCTATCCCGTACATCGGGAATCATCGATAGCGCATCATTCTTGTTCTTAAGCCAAGCATTCACCCTGGCAGGATTGAGTACGCCATCCTTGACGGCAAAATTGGTCAGGTCGCTAATGAACGCCTGCTCTGCCAACTTCTTGCCGTTTTCTCCGGTTGCATCAACAAACTGAGTTAGGGTTGACTTGTTCTTTGTTAGCAAAGGAACTACGTTCTCGTCAAACTTTGCACGACCGATCATGTTGATTGTTTCTTCGTTGAACGGAAGCCCAACCTTTTGAAGATAGGTTTGATCTGCCAGGCGATACGCCGACACGAAATCGTTATCCAGCGTAGAAATGTGCTGGTTCACCTTCGATTTCAGTTCAGTCAATAGGCGGATTTCTGAATCTGTCTTGGTCTTGCGGAGTTGTGCGTTGACCTCACGTTTGAGCGAATCCAAGTCTTCAACCGTAGCACCCTTGAACGCTTCCCCAGTCTGCGAACCAATCGGCCTTCCAGACGCATCTACAAGATTTGCCCCCTCAACTGTCTGCGGCTTGAACCGTGAAACAATCTTCCCGTAGATTGATGGGAATGTTTTGAAAATGTCGTTTGCCTTCTCTCCGGCGACGAACTGGTAGATGTCACCTACAGACTCGCTTGGAAGATCAACACCCTTCTGCTTTGCAACATCGAAAGCGTTTTTGTAAAGCGGGGCTACGCTTGTTCTTGCAGCGGCTTCTGCATCATCAGTGACTTTGACGACTTGCGCCCCGAAAGCAGCAGTATCCACTGTTTTAAGATCGCTGCTTGCTTGCGTGATCCTGCGGTCAAGTGATGCCTTCTTGCGACCTACTGCGCCGGTTACATCAACGTCCTTGACGCTTGCTGCAAGTGCCTCGTCTGCGGCGGAAGGCTTGCCAAACATCTTATTAGAGCGACTACGCAATGCGTTCTTTGCCGCTTGGAAACTTGAGTAATACGCTTCACGGAAAGTAGGGTCTTTTGCCGCCAGTTGAGCGATGTACTGGTTGATAACCGCATTGTCTTGAAGCATGGAACTAAGTGGCAACTTCACGCCGGTAGATGCTTGAGCAGCAGCGGCTTCCTCAAGGACTTTGACGAAGTTTGGATCAGATGAGGCAGCGGCGACAAACACGTTCTCAATGTGCCTGCCTGCCTCTCTTGCAATCTGGTCATCATGCGCGACACCTGACAACCGTTGATAGATTTGCCTAACCTTCGGAGCAAGCGCAATACCAGCATCTGTTGCCATCGCAGCAGTCCGTGGAACAGAACCTGCGACTACGGCACCAGCCATACCACCAGTTAAAGCGCCGCCGACTCGACCAACCATTGCGCCAGTGTCTCCACCAATCTTGCGCCCTGCGTACTCACCAGCAGTGCCACCGGCTTCAGCACCACCACCAGCAAATAGGTTCTCAATAACACGACCGACAGGCTTTAGATACGGAGACATCATCCCGATGGCCTTGCTACCTGGAAGCAAGTAGCTTGTCGGATCAGCAGCAGCCTCTACGCCAGTAGCAATAATCTTCTCGCCAATACCATCAGGCTTTGCGCCAGCCCCACCAAGCATTCCAATGATTGCTCGCTCGGATTCATGGGCGTATTGTCGCGCTCCGGTTTGACCTGTTCCAGTGAGTGCCCCCTTGAATGCACCATAGACCTTTGAGGGGAAGTTTGCCACACCTTTGCGCGCCGCTTCGACAATGTAGCTACCTGTTGCCGTATCGCCAGCACCGACTTTTTGATCTCTCATTGATTGAGCAATCTCAGCAAGACGAGCGGCATCTTCCGTTGCACCATCAGCATCGGCGTTACGGAGAGCCTGCATAACTTCTTCGTAGGTAGCGGCCATTATCTAGGCTTTTTCTTCAAGTGCTTCTGAATCAGAGCATCGTCGCTCGATGCAGAGTTATTCGATTTATCATCAAACTCAGGAAACGTCAGCAGCGTATCGAGTTGATCCTTTTTGATTCCAGACATTTCGCCTACCTTTTTCATTCTGTTAAGTGCCGTCTGTCCCTTGTTTGCAGCAACATTCTTTGCAATCTCCAACGTCTTCAGCATCTTCTTCTGCGTGTCAGCGCTAGGCGTTCCAGTGAATAGCGTTGACGTTGCATCCACAATCCCGCCAATCATTGAAGGGTCTGCACCGGCAGCAACAACTTCAGCCCGCGAGATAGTTCCATCACTGAATGCCCTTGCCAACTGTTGTTTCGCCGCGTTGAAAGACGAGTAATTCCCGGTCTTCATTGAATTCTTCAAAGCAGCCGTTGCCATGTCAGCAGCAGTCACAGTATCAAGGTGAGGCTTGATAGTCCCTTGAACAGACTGCTCAAACTTTGGAATATCAATGGCGTTTTTTTCTCCCGGCATGACTACGGTTGTCCCGCCACCTTTTCTTGACCCCTCGTCTTTTGCGGATATACGCTTACGCATTTCAGCAATAAATTCAGGACTTCCTTCAACGTATCCAGCATCAATTAACTCACGGCCTATTTGGCTAATCTTACCTTCTGGCGTCTGAGCAACAAGATCAGAAGGATTCTTGCTCAGCATATACTCCTTCAATGACTCTTGTGTGTAGTCTTTTGGGTTGATCTTAGCAAACGGACTAGCCTCTGCTTTAGCCTTATGAAGTGCGGCCTGTGCTTGCGCATTCTCCAATTCAATCTTTGCTTGCTCTTCTTCCTGCTTCCTCGCCAGCATAATCAGCTTCAATGCCGTCGCCTGATCACCAGCCGCAGCAAACTGAGCAGCCTTAGCCTTGAGTCCGGCAGCAGTCGTCATGTCGCCACCGGAACCCATGATTGCTTGCTGCTGTTGTGCCTCTTGCTCCATAGGATCAACCATGCCCATCATTCCGGCAATACCACGGGTAAGTCCTGCCGCGCCCTGTCCAATGCCAAATTTAGCCGCTTGGAATCCGTCCATCCCGGCAACTTTTGCTGCATAGTCTTGAGATTGCTGATTACGCTGTTGCTGGATCTGATATGGGTCTAACCCAAATAATCCAGCCACCAGACTGTTAGTTTGATCTGCCATTAGATTGCCTTTCCTGTAAATGGGTCAAATCTATACTGTCCGCTTTGCCCATATTGTCCAAGCGTATTCCCAATGCTCATCAGCCCAGTACCTAATGGGCTATAGGCATTTGCTGGCTGCATTGTTTGTGCTGCATTAGTCATTCCATTGGCCAAAAGTAATCCAGACTGAGCATTCGCTGCTGTTCCCTTAGCGCCAATGTTAATGCCTGTATCCATTGCATTCTGGCCTAATTTCTCAATATCTGCTGCCCCACCTAATGCCGTGTTATAGGGAGTGAATGCAGCGGATTGTGTCCCATACATGCTATTCAGCATATTCCCGCCAGCACTCACCATATTTCCACCAAACTTGGCGTAATCCATGCCACCTTGCGTAGATTGAGCGGCTAGTGCCAAGTCTTGCTGTCTCAGTGCATTATAATAGGCGGCATATTCTGGATTTGTAGCCATTTCTCCAGCATTACCACCTATTGCCAATCCGCCACGCCCCTGCGCATTCAATCGCTCCTGAATACCTGCAAGCTCATTAGCTCTCGGTGCAGCAAGCAATGCTTGTTGTTCATTCATGTACTGCTGTGCTTGTTGCTGTGGCGTAGTTGATAGGTAGCTATTACCAAGTCCCATCATGGTATTTGCGGCTTGGCCCATTGGCGCTGTAGCAGCTTGCGCGCCCTGATACTGGTTTAGTAGTCCACCAGTCATTCCCATCAGTTGATTCTGCTGGGATTGAAGTTGCGGGCTTAGTGAATATCCAGCAGATATGAGATTCCCATTCTGATCGTATCCAAATTGGGATGCACCGAAGTTGGTTGTTATTCCAACTGGCTTAAACTTAGCAGCATCAGCGGCAATTCTTGCCGCTTCAATCTGTGCCTGTGCGCTAGTTGCCGCAGCGTCTTGAGCGGCTTGTCCTTGCAGGTATCCCCCAGCTAGGTTTGCTGCCGATGATAGGATATTTCCACCATATTTTGAAATCAGGTTTCCAACAGTATCCGTAATACCACCAGATGTTGCGGTAGAACCATATGCAGTAGGAAATCTAGATGCTAATTCTTGCTGCGTGAATAACCCGCCACCAAGACTGGCAAGTTGCTCACCAGAAAATGCAGTTGGGAATGTTGTTGCGAGTTGTGATGCTGAATATAGAGGCTGTCCAGCAGATGATAAGCCTACAGATGATAATGCTGTCGGATTCCCTGCGCTTATCCCGCTACCGCTATATCCAGATGATAAACCGCCTGATGTTCCATTTATCCCACTGCCACTATAAACTGCGCCAGGAGATGTAAACAGTCCCCCAGGATTAGTTAATTTTGAAGTATCAAATCCAGCAGTAGTAAAGCCGCCACCGGCTCCATAGGCTCCAACACCAGCAGCAATAGCACCTAACACATTGCCGTGTACCGCATTATCAACAGCAGTTGCAGCTAGGGCGGGAACTTGCCACGGGCCGGGTATTACAGAAGCTATCTGAGCAACTGGCCTAGCTACAGCACCAACAGCCTTTTGTATTCCTGCTACAAAGCTACATCCCATGATTTTTGCTCCTATAGACTAACCAGTAGTCATTTTCATCTTCTGCGTACTGTTCATATCCAGCTTTAAGCAATATGTCTCTAATCCTTACATCATGGGTAGAAGCATAGAGTCCGATTCCCTTGAATTCATTGGTCACTTTCTTTATCGCCGTTACTACGCCTTTGGTGAATTTATCGAATAGCAACCAACCTCTTGCGTTTCCTTCCAAGCCGAATTTCTCAAGAACAATAATGGCATCATCAAACTCATAAACATCTGCACCATTAGAAGTCATCTCAAGAAAATCATTTACGTGCTTTTGTAGCGTATCTCCTTCATAAAACTTCGATCTACGCTTAACCAGCCATTCTTTAAGATTACTCAACTTTCCCTGCTTGCCTTAATTGATCGAGTATTTCTTCAGTTGGCTCAACGACCTTGCCATCTATAATCACTGCAACAAGTCCACCATCTTTATCGCCAACAAGCAAACCATCATCACTAACAAAATAGACATCATTGCCAACCTGTGCAATACCGTTTTTTACCGTAATTGGGCCTTCATCTGATTGCACAACTCCATTAAATCGAGTTCCAGCAGGTTGTTCTGATTGTCCCATAGGTTGAGAAGCACCCTGACTATCAGGTGCAGGTTGCATCATCCCTTGCATAGGAGTATCCATTACAACTCTCCAATAGCATCACTAACGCCTACTTTTGCTGGTCTACTACGCCTTTTCAGCACTTCTTGCCCGGCTTCTTGGCTGGTGTTTTCATTGGCATTGGCATTGGTCTCTTGGGCTTCATCTTTAATTTCCTCATAGTGCGTTTCTTCACGCATGGATTTAATATCAGTTGGGTCACTGAATGAGACTGTATTGCCAGATTGCTTACAGCGAAAAGTTACTTTCATCTTTACCCCAAATGTTAAAACCCCCGCCGAAGCGGGGGATTATCACCAAGCTGGACGGCCTACCAGCAATTTCCCACTGGTAGCTGCAAGGTCAACTGCACCAGCGGTGTTATTCAGCAACGTCAGCGTAACTACACCAGTGGCAGTTACTGCACCATAAATAAGTGCATCAATAGTATCGACACCTACTGAGACACCTATTACAATATCGCCCAGCGCAACACCCGGTACAGTGACATCAATAGATGCGAATGTACCTGAACCTGTTGCCGCATTAGCAAAGTCAAGGCCTGTAAGCGTTACTGCCCAAAGTTCCTTGAATACACCTTGAAGTTGCTTGGTTCCCTGCTCAACTTTAACTGCTAAAGCCATGATTGTTCTCCTTTTTTAATATATCCCCCGGCGTTAAATTACACCGGAGGATATATAAGATTGCACTATTACGCAGGCACAACGATTGCCATTGAACCATAATCACGCAGTTCAGCAGTACCAAAGATACAATCAGAAGTCACCAGATAACCAAGATACTCTTGCTTGTATTGTTGTTGAGTACGGACAGATTGTGCTTCGGCCAATACCATTGCATCAGGATGAACCATCAGGCAAGCACGATACTTTGTATCTGATCCACTTGACCAGTTAACAGTCTGCCCAAAATCATCCACAAAAGCTGCACCAGTAGGAGCAGCAGATGCTTGCACCGTATCATCAGTAATAACGCGGCCTGATTGAGTACCAGTCACACTATTAACGTGAATCCACGGACACACACTGGACGCATAAACCTCTACACCGTACAGATTACCAATGCGGCCTGTTCTAATAGCCTTGCCATCACCAACAAATGCCTGCTCAGTGAATCGAGCAATACCACGCAGAGTCTTGATGACAGTAGGAGGAACAACCAAGCCACATTCGCCGGTATTTACATCAGAATCCTCCAGCGTTTGCATGACTTGGCGTAGGGCAGCATCAGTCAATGCTGTGCCATTACCTGTATTAGTATTAGCTGCGCCAGAGAAGGTAGTCAAGCCATCTCCACCGATTACGGCGGTCTCATATAGAGTCGCAGCAGATACCGTCCCTCCTTGAGCCAGCGCACCCAGCATATGCAGTTCAGCATCTACCCGTTTTGCCAGAGCATAACCGGCATCTTTGGTATAAAACTGGCGCATCCCATTCAAAGCGAGAAGGCTGGCAATATCCTCAAACATTTTTGAGTACTCATAGTGCTTGTTAATACTGATAAGTATTTCACCGGCAGTATCGGCAATCAGATTAACCTGAGTATTAACTACTTTTGACGATGCGCTGCCACGGCCAGGTTTCGGGCGATGGATGACATCTCCTTTATTCTTCTGGTGCTGAAATACTTCGACAAGGTTGCGCATGATGGTTTTTGCCTCATACGTCGCAATAGCCTCGTCCTGCCAAATCTCGCCGATCCACTTATCGGCAACGGTTACGCCTGTCTGGTTGGTTCCTAGTCCCATAATAAAACTCCTTAAATTTTATTCGGCACTAGAATTAGTACCGAAGGATTAACATATGCGACCTTCGAAATATGCACGCAGGATTTCATCTTGCATCGCATCGTATTTTTTCCTGTCAGTCTGCATTAGTCTCATAATGTCAGTACGTCGGAAGATTTTTTTCGATGTTTCTCCAGTCCCACCTGAGTCTACGCCAGCAGCAGACAATGCCTTGCCTCTTGCAGTTTTTTCAACCTCAGAGACTTTGCTTTGCTGTGTTGCGCGTAAATCCTTATAGGTAGATAACAATTCATCAGCAGCTTCAATATCGTATCTATCAGCGCGTTGCAACAATTCCTGCCTAATCCTGCTTTTACCAACCCATTCAGAAAATCCACTATCTTGAATGACTTTCTGATAATCAGGATGCTTGCTTGCCAATTGTTGCTGTGCCAATAATTTACGAGAATTTTCTGCCTGCAATGCAGCAGATTGAACCATTGGATTTCGCTCAATCGCCCTACGAATTGCTTCATCTGGATTCTCAAAAATATCTACTTCATTACTGACTACTTGTTCTTTCTGCGTGTACAGTTGTGACTGAATCAGCTCATCAGCAAGTTTCCGAACCTCACCTAACTCATTGGCTTGCTTGCCCATCTGTTTTCGGTAAAAAAGTGCTTGCTTGGCAATTTCAGAAGCACTTTTGCCTTTGAATTCTTCCGGCAAAATATCTTCTATTACACTTTTTTGTTCGTCCTTTGCTGCGCTTTCCTGTTCCTTGATTTGTTCGGAAACAGTATCCAACTCACTAACATCAGCAAATTTCTCTGCCTCTTGTACATTGCTTTGCTCATCCATCTTTATCTCCTTCGCACACTCTAAAATAAGCGCTATGGTGTTAAATTAACATACCAAATATAAAAAAGCAAGTGCCCACTTACATTTCAGAAAAATAAAAAAAGTTAGTACTCACTTCATCCTATCCCTACCATGCTCCATGTTCTTCTTCATGGTAAGTTTATGCCTCTGTTCTCGAACATTTGCCCATCTTTCATAGGCGCCGGGGAATCCTGGGTCTGTTCCATCAAGAAGGATGGTTCCCAGCCCAAGTGTTTTATGCGCATCATCCCCGCAGGTGCCGCACTTAACAGTATCAATGCCTGAATCAATGTATCGCTCTGTAAGATGCCCAGAGTTGCATTTGTATTCCATCAATAATCTCACCGACGTTCCTCCTTTTGCTGTTCATACCCAACCCTTGTCATTTCTTCCAATGAAAGTATCCAATTCATGATTGAAATTTCACCTCGCTTGAAATGAAGTGTTTTTTCATCCTGAATAACCATTACATTATTGTTTGCATCAATCATTGATTGAACATCATCAATTAAATCCTTCCATGCTTGCGATGCCATCATGTTTAATCTATCTTCGTAGTACTTGATCAGCAAGTTTGAACCAGTCTCAAAATCAGTCATATTCTTCCTCCAGCATGTAGGCTGCAATAAACACTAAATCTGCTTCTATACTCTTCTTGAGTTTTAATACTTTTGCTTCTGCTATCTTGTGATCTTCAAGATATTCAAGTGCTTTTATCTTGTTCAGTTCGATAGCGATAACAAGTTTTAGACGCGTTATTTCATAGTCAAATCCAAACTCATTGGCTTCAATTAGTTTTGCTTTAGCAAGTTTTAACTTTATTTCTGCGCTATGTTTTTCTTGCTTTATTTCTTCATAGCTAAGTAATTCAAATTCTTTCTTGAATTGTTTTACAGTTTTACGGTGAGTATAAGAATAGCTATCCCATCCACTACCATCACCTTGTCTTGATACCTGAGCTGCAAGCGGATCGAACTGTATCCAACTTGCCCGAACATCCTTTGTAATTCCTAACGTATCGAACTGTACCCAACTTGCCCGAACGTCTTTTACAATCCCTAACGTATCAAACTGTACCCAACTGACTCTAACATCGGTTGCCATTACACTGATTCCAGTTGAATAGCCAATGTCGAATAATCTGTTATCGCATCACACTGCCCAGCAGTTAGTGTCTGTTGATAGGTTGTTGGAGAAGTGGGCAATACTGTATGCGTCCATGAAGCGATCTCTGTTGCGCCTTGCATGAGCCTTACAGTAAGCCCATTGCTATTTGGACTCCACACTCTATAACTCACAATCTGTCCTGAGGATGTTAATGGGTCTGCAACGGCATTCAATGCTATTTTGCAGGTACTCACACTATTCGTATAAATGTAATCTGCATCATCTGGCGACACTTCATCGAGGGTGGCATATAGCGAACTTCCAGCACTAGGCAACCATGCACCAGCAGTAGTATCTGATGACGGTCTGGCGATTGTTTTTTTCTCTAGCAGAACTCCAAGGGCGATGCTTAACTGTTGGCCTGTGAGCGCTTTTGTAACATCAGAACCCGCTTGAAAAACAGTACCATTGGATATAACAGCAGCCTGCCCAGTTAATCCGGCAGATATATTTGCAGATACGTTCCCCTGCTGAACAGATGCTTGTTGTCCTGCAAGAGCAGAACTAATTGCTGGGGATACTGACCCACCACTTAAAACAATGCTTTGCCCATTAAGCGCAAGGCTGATAGATGCAGTTAATGCACCTTGTGATACAGAAAGACTTTGCCCAGAGAGTGCCTTTGTAACATTACCACTAGAAGCATCTGTTACTGACCCTTGCGCTAAAGATACTGTTTGCCCAGTTATTACAGTGCTTACATCAGACGATACAGAACCTTGTACTAAAGATATTGCTTGTCCTGTAAGTGTTTGACTTACATTGGCTGTAATCGTTCCTTGCTGTAATGTTGTCTGATTTCCAGTTACAGAAGATGTTACAGATGCAGATAGAGCACCTAGATTTGCAGTGAGTGACTGGCCTGTAAGCGACAGTGATATACCACCGCCCGCCCCGACTACCCATATCCTGCGCTGGGGGGATTTGAATAGGTTATATGGAAACCTGTCGGCATAAAGTCTTGCGGATAAGGCGTCGTCTATTTTCGCGTTATCTAAAATCAGAACCGCAGCCCATTCGATATGGCCGGTAAAGTTTCTCAAGAAACCACTTGATCTGTGCTGCGCTCCTACTGCTATTTCATTTTGCCCTGTAATCCAATTGCTTACAGAAGAGCCCTGATTTGTTGTTGCTGGCCTCCCATTTATCCACGCACGCTTTCCAACGGAAGCAACCTCCAAATTGGTATATACGTCATACCACGCATTGAGCGCCCCGGTGCTATAAGCGTCTATCCCAGCGCCAGCATTAGTTATCCAAGCCAAGCCAACCTGATTGCTACCACTAAATCCAACACCAAAGCCACTTTGCGCCCCTGAGTTGTACACACCAAATGCCGCTCCCGGAACCCCCGCTTGAGCAGCCGTTGCCTTGATCCGTGCGCAAACAAAAAGACTAGCTTCCCCAGTCAGGGTGATGGCTTTATTAGATTGCTGCGCCCCGCTGAATGTCCAGACTCTACCGGTATGGCCTGTAGAACTTCCGCCGGGATTAACGATGTCTTTCCCGCCAATGACATCACGCAGCATCCCTGATTCATTGGCAACAGCAAGGTAAACGACCCCAAGTTCTTTTGCCTTGGCTTGGTCAACTAATGTGCCAACAGGCGGCTGCGAAGTAAACCGGTTTGGAAGAATCAACCCGCTCACGAGGATTCCTTAAACAATCGTGCTGCTGATTTCGCTGGTATAGACTGTTCCGCTAGTCAGTGCAACACCTAGGTCATTTTTAAGCACTATTTTGAAAGCGTATGGGCAGTAGCCCAACGCCTGCGCTACCGAGAATGTGCCAATCTGTGTGGTAGTGACAGAGTTCATCGGTACAGTACCAAGGAAGCGAAGATTCGGTTCATCCGTAGTCGTCGTGCCACTGGTCGGGCCGGAGCGAAAATTCGTCCCATCGAGAGACTCTTGGACGAATACCAAGACCTGCTTATTCCCCGCTGGGGTATTGGTCGTCGCCACGCCCACTTCCACGATCACGTCCAGCGGTTGATTCGTGTTGGCGGTGTACGTGCTGGATGCGACATAAGTACCAGAGGCCAGCGTACTCAGGCCGGTGACGGTCAGGCTGGTGCGAGTTCCTACAATCTGTTTCACGGTAGCCATTTACACCCCCTCCAAGGCTTGCTGAACTTGCGACGCGGTAATCTCATCCGGCGAAACCGCCAAGCCCTTAAGCGCATCTGCTACAGCCTGCGGCATAACACCACCGGCGGCCAGCGCATCCAGTTGCCCACGTGTTGCCGCCGCCCCGATGTTCAACTCGCCACGAT